ATTACAGGTATGCCGGGCCAGTGTTGCTGGGCCCATATTACTTTGTCATAAAAAGCCCACTTGATATCATTGCCTTTTGGCACCGCAGTTAAAAAACACAGCCTGTATCCTTTGGTAAGAGTAAAGTCTTTGCATTCTGTTACCAATTGATCAGCATAAACAGTTTTGTTGAGATCCAGGTATAACCTTTTGTGTTCAGCAATTTTATTCCATTGTTCGTCAGGATAAATGCCATTTGGTGCTGCTGCTGTGCCCAATATCCGTGTGGCTAACTCATCGAAGTCAGCTACAACTCCGTCCATGTCTAAATAAAGTGTTTTCATTGATGTTTAATTTTTTGATGCACTGCTTGTAGATATATTGTTTGATTGTTGAGTTTGTTTTGTAGACTTCGTACTGTGTCTTTGAGTTGATATATTTCTGCCTGCATCATAGACAAAGCATTTTGTTGATCTCTAATTTTAACATCGTGTGTCATTAAATTTGGGCGCGGAGGAGCATCGGGGTTTGCTGCCTTCTTTTTCTTTGCTTTCATTACTTTAAAAATATTGCTCATAATAGATATTTATCGCCAGGAATACTAGGAAATTTGATAGCAACTACTTGAGTATCTTCTAAATAATTAGCATGATACTCTTCCCCGGGTTCACTCACATAAATATCTCCGGGACCAAATTCCTCTCCGTTGATTATCATGCGACCTTGAGTAATCAATTGCACTTCGGTAATAACTTTGTGTAGATGGGGACGATCGATGTTTCCTGCTGAATTTTCTTGCCAGCAAACTTCAAACTCTCTGGTGCGTATTATTGCTTCAGGGAAATCTCCGATGAACCATCCTCTAGCACCCGCTTCACTGAGTCGGAACTTCTTCATTGAGTTTTTCTTTGTCTAGATCGTTTTGTATTTCGTCAAGAATTTGATTGAAAAATTCAGGATCAAGCTTGGCCATAACTTCAGTAATATACTTGTGATATCCCTTAAAAAAGTATTTGAACAGTTCTTTAAAATCTTTGTTGTTATTGAAACTGTTTTGTTGCACTTGTTTGTTAGTAAGGTCAACGATAATTTTAGCTGTTTGAATATCTTTATTTCTTAACCTAGTAGAGATTTGTACCTGCTCGTCGTACTGCACGTTAGCAGGATCTTTCATGTAACCTGAGATATGTGTTCGCCGAGGATCACGTGGTCGAGTTACATAGTTTGCTATTAGATAAATTGATTGTTTTTTCATATTTGACTAAGTTCCACGAGCGTAGCACTCAGATTGATCTCAGGATCTGCCACAATTGGGTGATTGACCAAGCCTTTTCTTATAACAAGAATTGCCTGATCCTGTTGTTCTGCAGTTGAACCCCAAAGATCCAAATTATCATACATCCAACGAAATACTTCTTCCATTTCTTCTGGCGCGGTGTGGGTACATAACAAAGTACGGGCATCACGAATACGTCCTTGCTTAAACAATTCAATTACTTCAAGTTTATGATCTGCCGAACCTGATCCACTTGAGGTTTTGGATATACTTAACTTTCCCGAAACACTATTAGTTTGTAACAATTTCAAGCAACTACGTAGATCTGGATATGTGGCCTTTACATAACTGTCCAAGGTATCAAGATCAAACTCTACTTCTTCGGTCACCAGTACCGTAGCAGCCCGGGCAGTGAATTCTGTTTGATCAGTTTTGTCAATGACAATTTGCTGACAACGACTTTTTAATGGAGCAATAATCTTGTGTGCGAGATTTGCTGTAAGAATAAAACGTGCCTGACTTTGATATGTTTCCATTAGCCCGCGCAAAATAGCCTGTGCATTGTGACTTAAATAATCTGCTTCATCTAGTAGCACAATTTTTAATTCGCCAAATGGCATGGTACTAACAAATCCTTCAATTTTGCTTTTTAAGAAATCAACACCGTTATCTCGTGAAGCATTTACTTGTAAGAAATCATATGGGTCAATGTCCAAACTGTTTACAAGAATTCGAGCCAAAGTAGTTTTGCCTGTACCTGCTGGTCCAGTAAACAACAAATGCGGAATACTCTTTTCATTTACAAAGTGTTCTATCTGTTCACGTTGAACAGGGTCGGTGAAAACATACCCGTCTATGTTTTGCGGGCGATATCGTTCAGTCCAAAGTTCTTTCATTTGATCAGGGTGCGTAAGTTGTTGAGTGTGTCAGGCGAAAGCAACATAGTGAATCTAGTTTGCTCGGCGGCAGGATTCTTTGCAGTTTCCCATTGGCTAGTGATTCGTAAACTGGTATAACCCTTAGGATGATTTATCGATTCAAAATAACCATATGTGTGATATCCATCCACATTACTTAATTCAATTTTCATACATTATCCTTGTGTAAACAAACTAAATCCTCACTACGAATGATTTGATATCATTCGTATTGTTCTCTTGTTTTTCTTTCTGCGTGTACTGCTGTTGAAATTGTATCTATACTTTCTGGTCGCTCATCTGAAACGAAAATAATTGCTTCAGGATCTGCTCGACGGATCGTGATCTCTTCCCCATCTCGAATGATTTTAAGACCTCGGCTCCATCTGCCGTGTTCAATAAGACACCATTGACCCACACCAACGTCTCGTTGTTCAGGTCCAATAGCATATACTCGTGCCCATCTTGGACGAATACCGTCTGTTTTACCATCGTCTCCAAGTAGTATTACTCCACTAGATAATTGTCTACCACTAAAATCCATGTCAGTAACAACGACACTGTTACGTAATGGTCGGATTTTGCCTTCTATTTCTATGCCAAATTGATATCCACGTTTTTGATCAAACGGATTTTCGACTGCCATAATTGCCTTTCTTAAATTCTAGTGGGACCTGTTTTTTTAGGTTCTGGTTCTTTGGGTGGTTGTGTTTTTGCTACCGAGCTTGCAAGACTTCCTCGTAGTGGTTTTGTTGTAGTTGATTCCTCTACTTTAACTTCTATTTCCTCTTTACGTACTGGTTCAACCCAATCGTCAACTAAATCTTTTTTTGGAGTTTCTCTAGGTGTGGGTTTAAGATCTGTAGCTACAGGAGTATTTAATTTATAGTAATCGGCCATTACTTTTTCTCTAGGGCGTTCAATTCTTCCCCCCGGTCCTAGTTCATCACCTCGGGCATTCACTCGCATGTTACCGATTGCTATTGATTCTTCGTTTTGTGAAACAATAGCGTCGATGTTAATTCTTTTTCCGTTTGCAGTTGTATAAACTCGTTTACTCATTAATGTCTCCTTATCGCGGGTATTTATCGTAAGAATTCTTCTATATCTAAATCATAATATATACTGTTTATTTGATGAACACCAATTAAAAATAGTATATAACTAGCTACACTAGAACCCCTACCTACACCCCATACAATACCTTGTTCTCTCCATGTATCTACGATATACTTTAATTGCTTGAGTAGTAAAAATAGATCTCGTTCTTGATATAATAATAATTCTTTGCCTACCCTTTGTAACTCCTCTTGAGTTTGACATTGATCTAATAGCCAATTGGCAATATCCATATTATGATAATCATCAGGCATATACCAACTAATCTGATTATTAGAGTCAAAATCATTGATATCATTGAAGTCTGACTGATTATATAATTTTAATACAGGAAGATCTGCATAAAAATCTTTGACTGAATTATTGTATTTGAACGGGTCTTCAACAAAGATGTGCGATATATCTAGATCAGGATTCTGATACAATAGATCGCAGATCTCTTCCGTACTGGTATATGCTATGCCAAATTTATCATAGTTCATTGAATATCGATGATGCCTTTAAATTTATTGTTTTTTTCTTCCATTTCTTCTAATAGTTTTCTATTCCTTGTATCCATTTCATAACGATAATTTTCTAATATCATTTGCATCTGCGGAAGTACACCAACTGGACCAAAGCGATGCGCTTGATTATACTTTTGCATTAAATCGTTATATTTTTTGTGAGGTTTTTCTTTTGTTAAACTTGACAAATCATCTATTAGTGGGTGCATATAATTTCCTTGATAAAAACTAGGCCAATTTAATAAATTCAATGGAGGTATATATCCACACCATTGTAATTGCATTATAGATCTCCAACTTGCCTGTTTTCGGAGTAATGAACATCAAACTCACCACCCGGATAACGAGCTTTTAGCTTATTTACATTTTCTGTAATTACTTCGTTTGGGTCTAGGTTAAGAGCATTACAAGCATTGATCCAATACCACATAATATCACCAAGTTCACGTTTCATGTGAAAAACATTTTCAGTTGACAGTGGTTTACCCTGAAAATAAATCTTTTTGGGAATTTCACAAAATTCTCCAGTTTCGGCTGCTAATCCTAGCGCCGCTGTAAGCAACAACGGAACGTTAACATCTGGCCCATGTAATTGTTGTTCGCTATCCCAATTACCATCAAGTTCGTCTAGTCGTGACATAAAAGAGGTAAGATCAATTGATGGTTTTGAAGTTACTGCTTGAACAAATTCTGAATATTTTTGTAAATCAACGGTCATAAAAAACTCCTAGTTTGCATAATTATACATTACACAATACCAGGAGTCAACGATTTTAGAAAATATTAGCTACGTAACCAATTTGAATTTGCTACACTATAGGTAAACTTTGCTACCACATTACCTGAACTCACAGTGGAATTGGGGAACCATTTAACCAAGGCACTATTGCCTTTGTTGACCCAAACCGCAGTAATTGGTGCTAGGAAACTAAGCGTAATTTCTCTACCATCTACGTCTGTATTGGGCAATGCAATACGTGCATTAGCGATAGTGGCACTACTTGCAGTATCAAAATATACTGTATTATATCCTGTGTTGGCAAAAAAGTTTTGATCGTCGGTTAGTGTAACATAGGCGTAATTTGTGTTGATAGTTCCGGCACTGGTAATCAAGTTGGCACTTGCTGTTAAATTGCCATTCACTTGCAGTCCACTTAATGCTTTGGTTCTATTTCTGCCTAAATC